ATTAAGGTAGAGACTGTCTGGACTACACAAACTTTAGATGAAGCAATGAGAGGAAAGTAACTATCATGCCAGTCTTACTGTCTAAAGCAAGCAAGATGCCGGGTAAGTCTTGGTCTCTCCAAGCAGGGGATACCTGTCCCGGTTCAATCAATCCTGTTACCAAAGAAGTCATCGAGGTATGCGCTGATTGCTATGCCAAGACAGGCTTCTACCGTATGGAGAATGTCAAAGCACCGCGCTTACATAACCGGAAGGATTGGAAGCGTACTGATTGGGCTGATGATATGGTTGCAGCACTCGATAACGAGCGATGGTTTCGCTGGTTCGATAGCGGTGATGTTTATACCGCTGCACTAGCACAGAAAATCTATGAGGTAGCAAGGCGTACACCGTGGTGCAACCACTGGATTCCTAGTAAGTCTTATAACATACCTAAGATTAGGTATTGGTTGGATAGGCTGAAGGAACTACCGAATGTATCCGTTCGGTTCTCCTCACCTAGTACGAATGGTGTGTATAATAGTACACACGGATCAGTAGTAGTCCAGAATGTTACAGATACAATTCAAAATGGAAAGATGTGCGATGCTTATACTCGCGGTGGTAAGTGTGGTCCTTGTCGTGCGTGTTGGGATAAGTCTATTAATCTGGTAGTCTATCCGTTGCATACACCAAAGAAAAAGATTAATCTTATTGTCAATCGTGTCCAGAAGGTGGCATAAGTATGGCTAAGGTAAACCACAGTCAAGAAACTATTGATACAATCTGCAAGTTACGCAAGCGAGGGTTGTCATGTGAGAAGATTAGTAAGGAGACTGGTCTGACTAAGAACGTAGTCCTTGCCCTTGTCTATAAACACTACCTTAAAATCGACAGGCATGCATGCTACAGACGCAAGTATGATCATGATGGTAGGGATGTACCCTATACAGACAAGCGCCCCTCAGTGCCCTTTATTAGGGGTTTAAACCATACTCGCTATTACGTTGTACATAGCATAGATAAAGGAGATATATAATGTTACTCGTCGGCCTACCTAAAGAGGACTGGGACCTCATCATTGAGGCTATCGACTATCGGTTGTACTGCATGGATCAGGAGAACCACTTCTTCCTTGAGGAACCGGGGTCTCCATACTATGAGCTGATAGAAATACGAGATTATATTTTATCCTTTACAACTCAGAAGGAATCGATAGAATAAGGTTACTACCTACGGGGTGAACTATACCTAGGTTTATCCTAAGGTCTAACATAAGGAGTACCATAGGATGAAGACAGCGATATTCATTATAGCCATTATAACTAACCAAGGTGAACTACAAATGAAGGCAGAGTATCTAGAAGTATGTCCTGATAAACAGGTTGTAACAGAGACACTCGATAAACTTAAGTCAGAGGGTCAGTTCATAGACTGGAATGCTCTCTGTCTCCATCCACAAACAGATGCTAAGGTAGAAGGCAATGATTAAACCTGAACAAATCCCGCCCGAGGTGGTGGAGGCGGCTGTCAAAGCCTTCGATGAGAGCGAGGAAGACGCCTATGTCACTCATGCCCATGACATCCGTGTTGCCATCGCCGCAGCCCTCAATGCGTGGCCAGGCATTCAAGATGCTTGGTACGAAGGTAACACGCCAACTGCATATATCCTCCCCCTGCCGCAGGAGAAGCCCAATGACCGCTGACCGCCGCGCCGCGCTGGTGGAGAAAACGGCACGTCTCTTTGCAAAGAACGATGAATGCCCGTGGGAGTATTTCACGGGCGCAGCCACCGCCGCCCTCGACCTCATCCGCGCCGAGACGCTGGAGGAAGCTGCGAAGGTGGCGGAATACAGATGCGGGTCACCTGAGTGGTCCGCTGATACCAATAGCGGATATGAATGCGCGGCAAAGGAAATCGCCGCCGCCCTCCGCGCACTGAAGGAGAAGGAATGACAGATGAACAAGCTATCAAAGCTGTAAAGAAACGACGAAGGAAACTATTACTCTCTGTCCTAGAGGTATCACTCGGGGATCTCGTAGCCCTCGATGGTATCGATAAAGTGAAAGTCTACCTAAGTAAATTCCAACAGCAACTAACGGAGTACTAAACATGAAGGTTTATATTCTACTGACTAGCGTAGCTATCCTTGTTACTGGATGTACGACTGCATCCAATCTAAAGCATCGTGCTGGTAGTGATGGTGCCGTTTACGTTAACAATCCTAATGTTAACCTGAAAGATTTCAAGCTGAACAAGAAGGAGTCTGCTAGGAATAAGAACAAGAACAAGGATGAGTCCACTGCTGATACCAATCCTGTTAATGATACTCCGGTAACTGATACTGCACCAGAAGATACGCCAGAAGATACGGAAGATAATACTCCCGTCGATAACGATAAGTATGATCCCTTTACTGGTGGATTGTATGGTCCCTATACCTAATAGGAGGATAAGATGAGACTCATGGTAGATCCACCTGAAGGTTGGAGGTATGCCTTCCCTAAGGTATGTCCGAAGGAACACCAGCATAGAATACTTGATTGGATTGTAGAAGTAGGGTATCCAAAGCAGGAGATAGAGAAGCTTGGTAAGCACTTCTATCTTAGATGTTGGGAGATAGTATGAGATGTTACATTTGCAATAAGGATTGTCCCGATGGGGAAATAACTCTAGAGAAAAGAGAGGGTGCTTACAAGTTCTCACCATGCAAAGAATGCTCGAATGTTATACAGAGGACAGTACTATACAAGGAAATAGAGAATGAGGAAGCACCTACCATGCCCCTGTGGGACATCGAGTGATGGACTATACGATTACGGAGACCACCAGTATTGCTTCGTATGTAATAAATACTTTGGCGAAGGAAAAGAAATGACTGATATGTCTAACACTCCAGTCCAGATGAAGGGTGAACTAAGCCCCATCCAAGACCGGGGGATCAACCTTAAGACTGTCGAACTATACCGTGTACTACAGCATGATGGTAAGCATCTCTATCCTTACTACAAAGATGGTAAGCTTGTCGCTGTTAAGACTCGGTTGCCTGATAAGGCTGGCTTCCCTTGGTCTGGATCTCCGGGTGGAGTAGAACTCTTTGGTCAGAACCTATTCCCTCAGGGTGGTAACAGTCTTACCATTGTAGAGGGTGAACTCGATGCTCTCTCTGCATACCAGATGCTGAATGAACCTGTCGTATCTGTATGCTCTGCAAGTACAGCAGTCTCTGATCTTAAGCGTAACTACGAGTGGGTTAATTCTTTTAAGCGTATCGTCTTTGCCTTTGACAATGACAAGGCAGGGCAGGAAGCACAGGCTAAGGCGGCATCTTTGTTTGATCCTAAGAAGGTAAGGATCATGAAGCTATCCCAATATAAGGATGCATCAGATTACCTAACTAACAATGGCATTAAGGATTTCTATGAGCAACACAGAACAGCAGGACCATTTACCCCTGATGGTATCGTATCCGGGTCAAGTATCTATGATCTACTGCTCCGAAAGCCTGAGTATGACTCTGTTAACTACCCGTGGGATGGTGTCAATGACTACACCTATGGACTCAGGACTGGAGAACTTGTTACTGTCATTGCTGGAACGGGTGTTGGAAAGACACAGTTTCTCAGAGAGCTAATCTATGGTTTGCTTAACAACACGAAGGCTAACATAGGCGTACTCTTTTTAGAGGAACCCATCCGTGATACTGGCCTTGGTCTCATGTCAGTTCACGCTAACAAACGGATGTATCTTCCCGATGCAGAGTATACGAAGGATGAGTTCGATGATGCATATAAAGCAACTGTTGGATCGGGTCGTGTCTTTCTGTATGACAGTTTTGGATCTAATAGTATTGACAGGATTCTGGGTACTATTCGTTATCTTGTTCGTGCATTGGATTGCAAGTATATTATCCTAGATCATATCAGTATCGTAGTATCGGACCAGTCTAACGGTGATGAACGCCGTGCTCTCGATGAGATTGCAACGAAGCTTAAGACACTAACGGTTGAACTCTCAGTATGCATCATCATGGCAGCACACCTCAGGAGACAGCCTAATGGTCAGTCACATGAGGAAGGTGCTGCTGTTAGTCTTTCTGATATTCGTGGGACTGCCGGAATTGGGCAGCTTTCTAATATCATTCTGGGTCTTGAAAGAAATACACAGGCTGATGATCCAGCGGAGAGGCACATCGTAAGGGTGCGTGTCGTTAAGAACAGGTTCAGTGGTATGACTGGACTTGCTACCCACTTGCGTTATCATACTGAATCTGGTAGGCTTATCGAAGAGCAACCGGATCTCCCGGTTAATTCAGAGGAGGCTGAACAGAATGTCTAGTATTGAAATTGATGTGCCGTTGTGCGTAGATGCGTACCTTACTGAGGAAGGTGTAGGTATCTACGTCTGTAGTGGTGGAGATACCTTCATTGAAAAGGTATTTCCTTTCAAGGAGATGATGGAACAGTACCTTGAGAGTTATCTTATCCCAAGTGATCCACCTAAGATGCACGATGAAGATAGAGAAAGAGTAACGGAACTAATTAATAATATCTTCCGTGCAATTGACCACCTCAGAAAGCTTGAGCATGACACACCACCTTGGACTAAGAAAGATAGTTTGGGATTTAGAGACTGATGACCTCAATGCTACAGTTATTCACCTCTTGGTTGCGAAGTTTGTTGACAAGGAAGGATACTATATCTTTCGGGACGCCGACAACTTCAGGGCCTTCTATGAAGACAACGATGATGTTGAATGGATCGGGCACAACAGTATCGCGTTTGACTCGGTTGTCCTGTCCCGTCTGTGGGGAATCACTATCCCTCTCGGAAAACAATCCGACACTCTTGTCATGTCCAGATTGTGGGAGCCAACTCTTGACGGCCACTCACTACAAGCATGGGGTGACCGTTTCCGTGAAGAGAAACTCCCGTTCAAGGAGTTCTCCGTTTACTCCGAAGAGATGAAGGTATACTGTAAACAGGATGTTAAGATTACTGAGCGAGTTTATAAACATCTTAATCGTATGCTATCTTGTTTCTCTATGGAATCTATCCGCCTTGAGCATGCTACTCAGTACATTATATCTGAGCAGATAAGGAATGGCTTTCTATTAGATAAAGAAGTTGCATCCGATATCTATACTGGTGCTTTAACTGAGGCTAATCGTATTGAGGAGGCGGTAATAAAATACTTCCCTCCGATTGTAACAGAACGGTACTCAGAGAAGACTGGTAAGCGTCTTAAAGATGATGTCGAGTCTTTCAACCTTGGCTCACCAAATCAAATTGTAAAGCGTCTTGATGAGCTAGGTTGGAAGCCGACAGTACAAACAAAGACGGGTAAGTCTTGGAAGATATGTCAGGAGAATCTAGATACTATTCCTGATAACCTTCCTGACGGTACTCCTATGCCACAGTGTATTAAAGATCTTAAGAAGTGGAAGATCCTTGAAACAAGATGGAAGACTGCAAAGGATTGGCTCGACAGAATGGACGGAGATGGTAGAGTCCACGGACAAGTTATCGTACCCGGTACCGTTACCCACAGAGCCTCACACCAGAACCCAAACATGGCTAACATCCCCTCTATCACATCAGAACGTGGCCTATCTGGACTATTTGCATACGAATGCAGAGAGGCTTGGACTGTCCCAAGAGGGTTTAAACTGGTTGGAACAGATGCTGCGGGAATACAACTTCGTGTACTCGCCCACTACATGAATGATCCTACCTATACGAAGACGTTGTTAGAGGGTGACATCCATACCTTTAACAAGAATGCTTTAGGTGAGTACTGCAAGGACAGACCGACAGCTAAGACTTTCATCTATGCTTGGTTGCTTGGTGCTGGTCAGGCTAAGGTTGCACAGATACTTAACTGCACTGTGCGTCAGGCTGGTGATGCTATGGATAACTTCCTCCGTTCTATTCCTGCACTGAAGGAGTTGAAGAGGAAGGCCGCTATGGCTGCACAGCGGGGCTACCTCGTCAGCCTTGATGGTAGGCGTATCAAGATTGAGTCTGAGCATAAGGCTCTATCTGTCTATCTACAAGGGGGTGAGACAGTCATCATGCGTATGGCTAACTTCCTCTGGTATAATGAGGCAAAGAAGGAGAAGATAAAGTTCAAGCAGACAGTATGGGTACACGACGAATGGCAGACAG